TCCTCAATGCTTTCTACATTGACACGGACCTGAGGTCCACCCATTGCAAACTGTCCGTCATTTTTAACAGTAACAAATCCACCCTTCTTACCAACTTGATAACCCTTGACTAGTGTAAACACTTCATTAGCAACAGGGTTATTACGATAAGAACCAGAGAAAATGCGAATTGTTGACATAGATAAATTCCTTTAATTAACTGATAAGCCGTTATGATACACTAAAACCCATTTATTGTCAACTTATTTTTTGACCTGCACACAAGCGGCTTTCATACCCTGAGCCTTGAATTCTTGCGCCGCTTTGGCACAGATTTCCTGTTGTTCAAACTGGCCCACATAAGTGATGCTAGTAGATGACAATCCTGCACCGATTAAAACAATAGTCCAAAACATATTATGCTTTCAAAATGTTAACAATACGCTGATGGATCATGTCCATTTCATCCCGCTCAACATAAAAGTCTGTAGTCGGGTCATAGTACTGACCCTCCTTGGTATCGTAATACAATACACGACCGGAGAAATTAAACGGACCTTCTAGACCTTTGCGAGGACCGTACTTGGTACGCATCTCATCCATTTGATGCTTGTCTGCGATAACTTTGTAGCCCATATAAAACTCCTGTTGTTGACTGAATAAGACTCTATTATATACCCGAAACCATTTAATGTCAAGCCCGGTATGTAGAATAATTGCGGATTTTGCTTTGCTTATTAGCGTGGCTTTCGTTGAATTTAATCTCATATCCACGGTCACGCAAAGCGACCACTAATACTGACAAATCACAGTCCTCTTCCAAGAAAGCATTAGCACCATTTTGGTAGCTGTATGTAGAGATTTTATCTGCGATACCAAGTTGGACCAACTTAGCTTTAGGGAAGCGGGCCCAAGCATGACCCGGGTCACCGAAAACTTTGATAGAGATTTTTTTAGCCATTTTCTAAGTCCTTTAATTAACTGTCTAAGATTGTATTATATACCCAAATCCATTTATTGTCAACCCTTTTTTGCGAATAAAAGCCGGATTTCATGCCGGGCGCCCAGTCTGGATGCGAACCAGCGGGCTAGGCCACTATGATAGTCCTGCATCAAACCAGTGTCCCATCCTGTAACTTTAGTCATTTTGACTCTCCTTACGCAACCTTACGAAAATACTGATAGGGCAGGCCCAGATCATAGCACAGATATTCCCAATCGCCATTGGCATTGCTAGCATCCATGATCCAGCGCAATGCTGTTTCCCGATCACGGGCACCCATGCAAATTGTATCGGTGACATGCTTTTCAAATTTCTCAATAGCATCGGCCTCAAAAACCTTACGCTGGTTCTCATTGTCAGCAATCACACGACCCAGGTACTCAAACTCCTGCTGGAACTGTTCCAGAGTCCAAGTGCTAGTGTCAATACCACGAGGACGAATACCATGTGCGTCCTTGTACATATCCCAGAAAATAGACTGGGCCTGCTCCAAGTCAGACATTTGTTCCCAAGTAGTGAATTCAGACATATTTGCTCCGTTGATTAACTGTTTAAGTCTCTATTATATACCCAAAACCATTTAATGTCAATCCCGTTTCATTACATATTCAAACAGAATCCACTTAGCACGATTCAGACATTGACGGGCATCCTCAGCCCGCATATAGTCAACATCACCGTATTCGGTGTTAACCATTTCTTGGGCGTCACTCATGAGGCCCGCGACCATCATAGCAGGACCGGACAATTTGAAAGTGATGCTAGATTCCACAGACTCACGCATACCTGCTACGGTCACGCCGTACATACAAACTTCACGCTTTTCCTGCTCTGTCAAACGGTCGTAAACTTCTGTCATAACTAGCTCCTTTAATCAATCTAAGCCTCTATTATAGACCCAAAACCATTTAATGTCAACCAAAATTTTAGCTATGGCCGTAAGCAAAAACCCCCAGAATCGGGGGGTTTTCTTATGCTAATTTCCACTTAATCAATTTATAATGGGAAATACTATCCCTATTGCTAAATCTAATTACAGTATCAAGTGTTATCTCGTGAAACTTTCCCTTGTCATAAAAGTAATCCCACAAGTGCATCAATTCATTATTTGAATCAATTTCAATTTTGTAAGGTTTATTTTCATTATCTTTCAACCAATACTCTACAAATTTTCTACTTTTGCGTTTTACTGTAAACTTCTTAACTGGAGTAAGTGTTTTTATTGTAGATAATGATATTTGTGAACCTTCAAATCTAGTATCTAGTTCTAAAAACATTTCATCTAGCCCAACATCATACTCATAGAATTCAGGTAAACGATACACTAATGGCATCATTTCTTCTTTGACTACTTTACAATCACCGTGAATGAATGTGTTTAAATCTTTTCGGTAAGAAGTTAATTTTTGACCTTTCAAGGTAAACATCATAAGTTTCTTACTGTAATAGTCACGGATAACATTAGCCTTATCTCTATCTTCCTGAATCATTTCTTTGAACAATACTTCATCAGTAAGTTTAGTTGGTCTGTTACTAGGATTAATTATATTACTAATACCATGACTAATTAATGGGCGCAATCTATGCCAAGTAACACTCAATGCTAAAATATCTTCAGTGGTTTCAAACACCTCATATTTCTTAACATTTTTATTACCAAAAATATCCCAATCATTACTTGTACCATTCAATCCACTAAGTGTAATTGAAGTTAATGGTTGAATGTTACCCATTGTGATTGTATTGTGACTACCGTTGGTAGTGGCAATAACACTCTTAGACAGGTTGCCACGTGCTGAGATTTGATTTAATATATTTGAATTAGCCAATTGTAATATCTTCCATTCCACTTGTGCGTAAACGCACGATATGACCCATCTGCCACTGTTTGGCCTCTAAGCCCTTCATTATACCAAGCCAACGATTTCTAAGATAAGCGACTTCGTTAATCAATACTTCCATATCAATTACTTCATCTTCGCCTTCAGCATACTTTTCAGCATCACGGCTTGTCAATGCTCTATTATACGCTTCTAAATATTTTTGAAAATGAGTTCGGCGAATTTTCTTTAATCTAATATTGAGCAAGTTAAGTACCGCTTCTACTTCTTGTAATTGATTGAATCTATGTTCTGTGACACCAGGAATAGCAGCAATGTTCTTTTCAACATTGCCGTATACCTTCACTTCTTTTTTAGCATTTTCTAATTCAGCTTCAAAGTGCTGAATAAAATCGGGTATCACAGCCAGATCGACTGAGATGCGTGTGTACCAATTTGACATTTAATCCCAGTCGTCTGTGTCTATATCTTCATCATATTCTTCGTAATCATCTTCTTGGAAATGTTCTTCGGCGTAACCTTTTAATGCTTTAGTGATATCTTTGTCCTTGAAGGCATCTTTGATATCTTCTATCTCATAATTATTATCAATTAAAAAATTGACAAGTGTATCTGCTGCATCATCACGTTCACTTAAATCAATATGTTCACGTAATGCATCCCAAACTTCTGATATAACATCTAAACTCATCCTGTAACTTCCTCCGTAGGTGTTGTTACATTACTTATCACACTTTTAGTTTTTCCTGTATACTCAAGCATTACCTTATCAAGTATTCCGTCTTTGTTGGCTTCCCAACCCTTACGAAACGCTTTAAGAATCTCACCATCTTCAGTTACATAAACTAAACTGTTGCCTTCTTTCTTCAAAGCGCCAGACTTCTCAAGCATATCAGTTAAGCCACTATAAGGACTCATGCCTGTTTCGTATGGAATCTTAACTTGAATACTTTCAAAAGGCTTTGCATAGCGAGTTTTCATAATCTTACAAGCAGCACGAATACCATTTACTTCTGCAACCTTGTTACCATCTTCATCCTCTTTGAGTTTGAGTTTCTTCATAGCAACTACGATTGAACTTGCGTAAACAAATCCTTGACCACCACTGATTTTATCATCTGGGTCAAACATATCTTGACTTGCGTATGTGTGATTAGTAGCAACCAATCCTACATTGTGACTACCAAACATATTAACACAGTTACGAACAAGTGCTGTTAGTGCTTTAGGCTTACGACCCATGTCACCTTTCATATCACCTGCTTCAAACTGATTAACGTCAGTTGGTGTCAATAGCATACCAA